GTTGAGTACGCCCGTCATACTTGTAGAACTTATCTTTACCCATCCAGTAGGCTACGCCGTTAGCATAGGCTACACAGTTTTGTGATGCTGTAGATATGTTTTCACCAACAAGCTGCGCAGACCACACTACAGGAGCGCCCACATATTGTAACGAATAGAGAGCCGCGTCAGTCCAGACCAGCACCTCCTGTCTAGCTTGTTTAGAGGCTATAATCTCGGTGCCACGAGATAACGTAAGGAACCCTGCTTGTGACGTAACCGATGGTGTCCAATCTATTACACTACCTTGATCCGACCATCGCACCAACATAGGGTTAACTGTGGAGCCACCAAACTCATTTGCACCGAACGCAAACACAAAACGGTTAATGTCAGATACTTCTAAGATACGTTGGCTTGTGGGTACATTGCTTGCGCCACTAAGGGTTGATAATGCTACACCGCGGGATGTTAGTCCGCTAGTTGCGTCCCAGTAGTATATTGGTCCCCCACGAGGCCCAAAAACAAGGTCTTCGCCAAAATTAGACTGGCTCCAAAGCCTGATTGCATCTGTAGATGTGTCACCTACACCCCACAGACCAGAACCCCAAGAAGAAGCACCCCAACCTGTAAGGGGGATAGCAAACGCAGGACCGATGTTAATCTGATACGCCGCTGTAACCGTACCACCACCTGTTGCACTAGAAGAAGCCGCGGAACCCGCGTCTATTGTGTATTCGTTGGTAGTGGTAGTAAGAGTTATCTGATATTCGCCGTTTAGAGTAAGCCCACCCACGGCGCTAGCACCACTATAGGTAACAAAATCTCCGTCTGTATAGCCGCCATTCGCATCGGTAACCGTAACGATAGGAGAACCTGAAGTTGTTGCAAACGGATTTGTGAGCGTCACTGTAGCACGTAATGGGGTGATGTCGTTATACGCCCCACCGTTCTCAATGTAATATTTTAGGTTGGTGCCAACGGCGATAAGGTTTTGACTACCTAGCGTTACCCAATTCCACAATGACCTGCACACACCTTGAAACGTAGTAGCAGATATACGTTGCCAACCACCTATCTTCTCAGGTGTACCCTGCCGAAAGCGTATCTTATCGCACTCGTACCAGCCACCTTCGCTTGTGTAGCGTGTGTTTTCGCGGTTCACACCAGACTTTAAAAGTAGCTTCTTTAGGGGCATGTTACACCTTAATCTATAAGTTCAAAATGAGGGCCGTCAATAAATGGCCTGCGCCCCTGCGATCTACGAAGGTCAACATACGCGTTCATAGCGTCTTCCATTGTGCCGTTCCATTTACGAATGTCCATAGGGTACGGCATTTCAGGTGTGCCCCATGCAGCGCCCCAACAAATAGGAACTCCTACCACTTCTGCGGCTTCTTTGATCGCATCGGCAAGATCATCGTATAAATTCAGTTCCCATGATGCACGCCCATTAACATAGGCCATAATATCAAAAGCCTTACCCTCAAGGTGTTTTGACTTCATGGTTTGACTAGCGCCTTTAGCGACCAACTCTTTTTGCTGTTCCAAGGTTCTCATCCCTTGCACAACACCGAAATCAGTTTTTGTTAGGGCTATGGCATGTTTCACAACAGCTTGTAGCCGTTCGTCAATACCCTCAAGCCTATCAAGGCTACGCCTGCTTAATTTAAACTCGCTCATGTTACTTCCTCTTAAAAAACGCCTGTGCCCCACGCACACCAAAACTGGCTGAAATTGCAATTCCAAGGCTGTAAAAATACCAGTCGGGGGCTTTTGAAAGCTGCTCAAACCCACGGTCTACCCATCCTTCTGCGCCCGGTATGAACGCAAGCACAAGAGGAATTGACAAAACAATAACGAACCATTCGTCTTTCCAGCTTGATTTTGCGCCCTCTGCCATAATGCGTTCCCAATCAGCAACGCTTGTCTCTTTTGACAAAAGTATCTGGGCCTTCGCCTTGGCCTCAGTTAGCTTTAACTCCGCAGCGGCGGCGTTCTTATCAGCTTTGCCCTGCAACCATGATCCTGCAAGATTGGCTATCGGTCCTAATGCTGCTGTAAAGATGCTCATTTCTCAGACCCCAACCACACGGCTATCGTTCCCGTCATAGCTCCGCTGACCACTGAAATCATTGCAGATTGCTGCGTTGACAAGTCATCCAAACTCATCCCCCACTCGATCACACGGATATACATAATCGTCATAACAACCATCATAAAACGTGGCATGAGCTTGTATTGCAGAATCTTTTCAAAGGTATTCGCCATGTTACACCTCTATGTTTAACTTCGTTCCTTGCGGCCTGTCCGCATTGGTCTTGCGTCCGAACCTATCATAGCTTTCTGATAATTCCAACTGTTGCTTTCTTAGGGCTTCTAAGTGTTGGTGGTTATTCCTGTGGTTCTTTTCCACCCGCTGTTCTGCGAGGTGGTTTTCTATGTGTTCGCGTGCACGCGTTTGTTCGTGGATGTTACTTCCCACGTCGAACGGCATGTTGCCTACACCTGTCAGACCATCAGCCACAGCCGCCCCTTTCTATAACCCATTCTGCTATTTTACGATGATGCGTTATAATCACAATCTTGCCTCGCTCGTCGTACACTATCCACCGCAACCTACCTACTTGCACCAACCGCATTTACCATCTACCTTGGTCCTTACCGATCAACCAAAGCATAAAACCCATAATAGTAAGGCCAACTGCAGTGGCCAACAAACCAACAATCCACTCAATAATTTTACGTTTTAGTTCTTCTTTACGGTACAATTCCTCTTTGCGCTGCTTGCGCATCTGTGCCTCAATATACAGCACCTCCTCCCACGCGGACGGACCATAATGAAACGATATAAAATTTTTGATTTCGGTACGCATTTGCTCCATCTTCTTCTTTTGGGCAAATATCTGTATCGCGGTTTCGTTATCGGAGCCTTTGAAGCTGTACCATGGTGGGTTTTGTGCCCTGTCTTCTGCGTAGGAAAAATCACTAAACGCCTTACCCCATTGGGAAAGTTGACCAGACATATCTTGGATATCGCGGCCTACGGCAATGCCTTTCTTGATGGCGTTAAAAGCGCTCGTCGCCATACCTACTGCTGTAATTGGATCAATCATGTTTCACGAAACCTCACCGGACACTGGTAATCAGGATCAACTCGGTAAATCCTGTCATAATAGCTATAGGGTCGCGTGCCACAGTCATACCAGCAAGCTTTGTAAAACCAACTGCCGTAGCCGTTTATGAACACATGCCCGTACCCTATGAATACGAGCGTGCAAAGCATGTTACCGCTCCATTAAGCGGTCTATTTTTTCTTCAAGGCGGTCAAACCGTGCAACGATCTGATTCATAGTTGAAGCACCGTCTAGTTTATTGACGTATTCTTTTGCCATTTCTTCTCTTGTTTTGTTCAAGAGAATTTGAACGCGCCCAAGTTCGGCGTGTTGAGCTTTTAACCACCAACCAATACCGCCTATTGAAGCGGCTAATCCTACATTTATGAGCGCGTTCATTTCCATTATTGTGCCGCTACCTCTTGTGGGGCATCTTCCAACGATTTTGTCAGCATGTCCATGAAGGCTTGCTTGCCGACTTGCAGTTGGTCCAGATTAAACTGAGTTGATCCAATTTTACGATCTAGGTCAGCAATGTGGTTAATCATAACTTTTTGCTGATCTGTCAGTTGGTCTTCAGTGTAGTCTGTGCCGTTGATCGAAATGGTTTTTGTTTGTTTCTCGGCCATTTTTGATCTCCTTTCTTTATGTTAAAATTAGCTCCAAGGAACCCCAGAAGCAGTGGTTGCAGCGCGGTCAATTTGGCCTTGTACTTTTGCAGTACGGTTGGCCTCAATGCGAGCTTTTGCTTCAGCGGCTGTTTCGTCGCCTTCGATCAAGCTGTTGTAGACCCAACCCAAAACATCGTTTTCAGTCAAATCCGCATATGGGATATAATCTGAGCTTGATGGATCAGGGTCGCAGCGAAGCTTGCCGCCTTCTGTAGCAGTGTAAACGGGATCACCGTCGCTTGCTGCTACGCAAGTCCAATAGACGAGGATTACACCGCCGTCTGCATCGTTATGCGTCATGTTGTTGACGCTCCAAGTACAAGTAATAGCCATTGTTTGTTTCTCCTTTATGGCTGGGGGTTATGTGTTTTCTAGAGCCGTGATACGGGCTTCTAACTCTTTGATTGTCGCAACTAAGAGGGGCACCAGCTTACTGTGGTCAATGCCTTGTGGCAAAATAGAACCATCGTCATTTACCGCATCTTTTTCACCTATTACGGCCTCTGGAACAACAGTAGCTGCTTCGTGTGCAATAAATCCATCTACAGTTCTATCTGGGTCGATAATGAAGTTAAACCGTTTAGGTTGTAGCTGCTTTAATCGTTCAGTTGCGCCTGACAGATTAACTACGTTTTCTTTTAAACGATAATCTGATGTAGTATTAAAAGAAGAACTTGAAGATGTGTAAGAAATACTGCCTACACTACTTCCTGAAGAGTTTACCCAATATCCAAAGTAACGAGTTCCTGTATTATTAGATGCCTTTGTAGTGTAAGCTGTATAGTTTTCTGTTTGATTGTAAATTACAACGCCATTTCTTGAATCATTTAATTGGTTTATAACCAACCAACCATTAGATAAACCATTTACACCTGTACCAACAGAAGAATTTAGAATAACTTGATCGTTTCCTGCATCAACGAACAATTTATGCGTGTTGCTGTCGCTCTCGACGCGGAAGTCTCTATTTGAAAAGCTGTTTTGGTTGATAACAATATTCGCCGCAGATTCCACAGTTATGTATTCGTTGCCAAGTTGATCCGTCAGCATAAAGTTAGACACTGACCCATCATAATATTTAGCTAGGACGTAATCTGTTCCGGGGCTAGATGTAAGATGAATCCCAGCAGACCCATCAGTTCCAACCGCTGCACGAGTATCACGAAGAGAAAGTAAACGACCACCTTTACCTGTAGCCTCACCGTAGACCCACATTGTTTGTTCAGTAGTAGTGCCGCCATTTACAGTTAAGACTCCTGCTTGGTTAGTGCCGCCTATAGTAACCCGTCCTGCTCCACTGTTAGCCCCAGCATCTACGATAAACATATTAGCGTTGCTGTCGCTCTCGACGCGGAAGTCTACGTTTGCGCCATCTTCGTTGATAACTGTTTCGCTGGTATTACTACCCAGTCTTTCTTGCGTACTTGTGCGGTCAAACAACTGGAATCTTCCAGTGCCTGAAGTGTTAAAGACAAGAGAAGCCCGTGTGTCAGTGGCATTATTAAATTTTATAGCTGTTTGACCTGAAGCATTAGTGTTCGCAAGGTAAAGAACACCTTTGGCATTTGTCCACCAATCACTTGAGTTATCTAAGTCATGTTCAATGGTAAGAGTACCGTGTGTACTACCCGTATTAATCGAAACCTTATCATCTCCAGCGTTTACGAATAGCGCATGGGTTGAATTGTTGCTCTCGACGCGGAAGTCACGATCATTGCTGATTTCGTTGAATACAGTTGAATCTGTATGCAAGTGCATTACTGCAGCGGTGTTATTTGCGGCATTACCTGCTAATGATTCACCTGTTGCCGTACCTATACCAAAAGAGGTGCCGTTATTGTAAAGAGTTCCCGCATACCAAGTGCGGTCATTACCTTCATTGAAATAATAAACGCCCTGACCACGATTGCCTGGGTTGGATGTTGTTCCACTTTGAATGACCATTGATCCTTGGGTGTAACCTGAATCTCCAGTGCTGCGTAAAAGAAGCTGAGATGTGCCTATACCACCGATGGTTACAGGATAGCTGCTAGATGGACTGCTATCCATCAAACCAACACTATCGGTACTAGCGTCTACGAATATGGCGTTAGCGTTGCTATCAGACTCAACGCGGAAGTCTACGTTCTTACTGTTTTGGTTAAACACCACCTCATTAAGAGGAATAAACGTCAGGGCAGAATGTGCGTTGTCGCTGTCATAAACAAAGAATTGATCTAAATTGT